CTATTTAGTTCATCCTCATAAATTAATTTCATTTCTTGTGTTCTCTGTGGAGCTTGTTTCATAGATAAATAATAAGTTAATCCCGCACACATAGCAGGGACAAATCTATTAACTATATCAGCTTCGTTAGTATAGGCTCCGGCATCTTGAATTCTTTTTACATAATAATAAGCAATAAAATTGCCAGCTTGAGTAGAACCCGGAGTTAAATATAAAGTCATTGTAACTCTATCTATAAATCTTTGAACCCAATATTGTGAAGGTTGACCTTCAGCTGTTTTATTTGAAAAGGCTGAATATTGTGATCTATTAATTTTTGAAAGTGGAGTGTCCACATTTGAAGTCGTTCTATAACTCGCTTCTAAAATATCAGAAGCACCATATACAGCAGTGGCATCAGACGTACCATCAGCAGTTGATCTATACATTGTATAGGTAGATTGACCATCAACTAAAGTAAAATTATTCTGCGCAATTTCCCAATAGTGCGCACCTCGATTTTGCCAGTCTTGAAATAAAATATTTAATGATCTTCTGGCTGTTCTTAAGTCATTTCCAGAATAATCAAAAAAACCTAATCTCTCAAAAGACTCGGTAATAATATCGTCTATCGAGAATGTTTTCTCGAAAGTAGCTGTGCCAGAAAAAGCCATGTAAGACTCCTAACTATGCAGAACTGTTAACGATGTTACTTGCTCTGTTGTAAATGCAGAATACACCGAACTTGAAAAATAAATAGGTTGAGGAAAATTCATAACTATATCATGAACATGACCTCCCTTTTTTATTTTAAACAGTTCTGTTCCACCACTACCATTAGTTAAAGTAATATCCCCAGCTGCTGCAGGGCCTGAGGCATGAATACCATATACTCTGGCTGGACCTACTGTAACTGCTTTAGTTTCACTAGTGACATTAGTCGAATTAATATTTGTACTCGATCCAAATGCTGTCATAATTTATCTCCTATTCTTGTAAGCTCCCGAAGGAGCTCACAAAATTTATTTATCTATTAACTCCAAGGGGTAACCATTGTGCCGTTACCATTTAAAGCGCAGTGGATAAGCCAAACGCCATCCGCAGCCGCTCTACAATAAACTATTGAACCGCCGAGTCCGCCTCGTGTACTACCGTCCAAAGTTAAAGTATCAGCTCCTGCCGCATTAAATCCTTCCATAGAATTATCTCCAGTATCAACATACTGAGCAGTTCCTTGAAATACATCAGCATTACTTCTACCCGCTGCAGTTCCTGCATTCAAAGTAAAAGTTTCACCTGATAGATTTGCCGTTAACAGAAATGTGATTTCATATCCAACTCTGTTAAGAGAGTTTGGATCATCTGATCCTGCTACATTAGCTGTAGTTGTAGTTACGATTTCAGGTAAGTTGAAAATAACTGTGTTATTCGCCAGTTGTACTACTTTACCTTGATACGTATCGATACCTTTAATATTAGTACCACCGTCAACCGTACCTGCTCCTATTGTCCCTGTTGCCATGTCCGGACCTGATCCTAAAAATCCTCTTAAAGATCTTACGGGGCCCGCAAACGTTGTTCTTGCCATTTTATTCTCCTAGTTTGTAGGATATCGTCTCTAGGCCGTCGACTACACGCGTCGATATCCAATTAATTAATTGTATAGTAATTTATTTATATAGTAGATTTTAATTGAGTGCAAGAGATCCCTGCGTAAAAGTACGATTTCAGCGATGTGGCGTTTATTTAAGTTGCCACAGAAACTTGGGGGGCAGAATTTTGAACTGCATTTTCGACATCTGCAATTCTACGTTCTTCAATTTTGATCTCAGTGATAATACTTTTGATCTTATTATCAATTTCGACCATGTTAAGAGTATATTTACCACTTTGCTCATACTCCAACTGCCACCTCAACTCCAAGGACCGTTTTTGTTTGTAAAGGTCTTCGGTCATGACTAACCTCCTCATAGGTTATTCTGTTAGGAATATCTCTAAACATTCCTGTTGATTCCCATTTTACACTTTTTTCTCCTAGTTTGTCAACAATAGCGTTTTCAATAGATGTGCCATTATCTTCAGCTAAAACTTCAAATTTAGCATAATAATCATAGGCCCATATTTGTATTAGATATTCCTTCATTTTATCTTTCTCCATTAATTTTGTGGCGAAACTATGTCCCGCCACAAAAAAGTTTTAACTATTACGCACCTTGAACGCCAAAGATACCTCTATAATCAGATACACCAAATCTGTATCTTTCTCTAGCTTTGTATCTTACGTTACCAGTATCGAAATCACCTTCCATCGCCGTTTTAATCGGCGTTCTTTCGAAGTATTTCATACCGTTAGGAACGTCAGTGATAACATACCAAGAATCTGCATCAGTTAAGAAATTGTTCACTCTATAACCTTGAGGAACCATTCCCATTGATACGATTGCGTTGATATCATTATCAGCAGTCGAAGTTCTACCTTGTGACTTCATCAGTCTCTCAGCATTAAATTGGTTTGCAGAAGGAACGATCATTTTCATCCCTCTTGCAGCAATTTTTAAACCTCTTTCGTCAGTCATTGCAGCGATGTCTACTAAAGACTGCTCCAATGATGTTTCGTTAAGGTCTGCTTGAGTTGTCAAAGTATTTTGAACTGTTCCAGCAATCGTTGGGTGATTAGTTGCAAACAATGCAGAACCGTCACCAGAAGTGAAAGTTGCCGTTTGCGGTAGCCCATTGATTAATGGATCAACTGCTTTGATTTGTTTAGTATTCGCCATAGAACGAGCTAATGCTTTTGTATATCTAGACGCAAGTCTATCATACAGGTTATCCTCGATCGCTTCTTCAGTGATCGCGAATGCTAATGCAATAGTTTCCATAGTGTAACGTGCTGTGTAAGTCTCTTGAGCATTGTCAAAAGTTACTGCACCACCTTCCGGTTTAACCGCTGCATTTGCAAAACCAGATAACATAACTTCTTCTTCAAACGCTCTGTCTGAAGTTTCTGTTACATATATCTCAGCATGCTGATTCTCATAACGTTTATATTCCAAGCCGAATAAAGCATTCAAACCTGGCTCTAGTTCTTTAACTAGTTGTCCTCGTGATATTGCCATAGTCTATTCTCCTTATATTCCGGCTGTGCCATTAGCTAAAAAGTGAGAATTCACTTTTACAATCCAATTGACATGAGAAGAACCGATTTCGTCGTTATCGATATTCTTAGTCACACCAAGGATTTTTAGCTGCTGGGCTGTTGTTGTTAACGTGTCGTTATCCAGCTCAACTCTCGATAGATAGTTTGCTGAATCTCCGGCAGTGTATTTAATGTCCGCGCACAAAAAGATATTAGTCTGCGTTGAAGCAGCTGTATCTGAAGATTGTATTTCAAATCTTTCGTACGGGTCATCGCTTACGAAACCAACAATATCAGTTGCAGTGTTAGCTGCTTTGAGATTGTTAGCCCACGTAGGCTTACTTGTGTTTGCGTCAGTATAATAGATACCATTAAGTGAACCTAAGATAGTAGCCGTTGAAGTTGCTGTAACAACTATGTAACCAGTCGCCGCTGCCGAGACAGGGTCGTTTTGGTACATAGCATCACTGCTAGCATCAATGCTATACTCAGATAAACCTTGGTTGTCATCATTCTGACCAACTTTACCGATCGGTCTTAGACCGAACGCTACTGTTTGATTTGCCATGATGGCCTCCTTATAGACCTGCCCTTGCGGGCCTCCAGTCCGTTAGTTTATCTTTGAGTGGTTAGAATCGTTAAAAAATTAACTTTTCTTTGAGCCACCAAAAGTTACGCGAGATTGTCTATCAATATTGATAGGCATACTCTGGTGCTCTTCCTTCAGGAGATCCTTGTCCAGCGCTTCGACTTTATCGTTGTGTTGTTTTGCATAATAGTCGCCACGTTGTTTTACGATCTCGTCAGGTACCCTTGCGAGCAAAAGGCCTCCAACTCCGATCACACCCTTGTACTTGCCATCTTCAACAACTGGATAATCTTGATCCGGATATTCATCTGATCTAACTAATTCATAACCAGACCGCAGTCTGCCTTGAATATTCTTAGAGTCATTGAATCCCAATGATTCTGATCTCAGCCATCTATGTTGAAATCCCGTTGGCGCAGGGGGTGCATCTAAAGATGATGGTGGAGCCCAAACTTTTTTGTGAGATTCCTTTTCTCTAGTTTGACTCGCACGGGAAGTTTTTTTTTCTGTACTCATATGCTTATGACTCCTTCGTGATGTTTAATTGTTTCGCATACTCTTCAAGTGGCACACCTAATTTTTTAGCGATTGTAACTTGAGACGGCGTGAGTCTCACTGTTTTGCGACCGGTCTTTGTACTTCGCTTCGCTGAAGCTACTGTTTGTACGGGTTTGGTCGTTCCTTCCGCTAAGGTTGTTCTATCAAATTTATGGGGGAATTCAAGCTTTATTCTCTTGTCTATTTCCGCATAATATTCGTCACTTGAGGAATCAAATCCTTCTTTTTCAGTTAGGGTTTTATGAAGGTCCATAGCAGTATAAGTCATGGCATTGTTTTGTCCAAACCATGAATTCTTCTCTGCCC